ATAATAATCACTTTAATAATTACAATCCCTATTTCAATTGCATGGGCAAATGGCATTGATAAACATAAGGATTATAAAGGTGAAGATTTTTTAAATTAACTTATGAAAATATTAGGATTAGGTTATCAACCAAGTGGATGTGCATGGCATAGAGTTACAATACCTTTAGGATTTATGAATGATGTTAAAGGAATAGTAACTGATGAACCTATACCTGAACTACTTGCAGAAGGTTGGGATATAGTATTTTATAATAGATTCTGCACACTTGAAAAAGATTGGGCAAAGGTAAAAGAGATGCTTAATTGTAAAGTAGTAATGGATATTGATGATGATTGGGATTTGCCACCTGACCATATCATGTACAATGAATTTCAACAACTGATTCCTATTCTTATAAACAATATGAAGTGTGCTGATTTAGTTACCTGCACAAATGAAAGATTAGCCAATAAAGTAAGACCTATAAATCCAAATGTTTTAGTATTGCCAAATGCATTACCTTATGGCAATCACCAGTATCAACTTGACAAAGTAGAAGATGAAAGAATAAGAATATTTTGGTCAGGTTCTATTTCACATGAAAAAGATTTAGAAATATTGAAGTTTCCAATAAGAAAAGTTAATATGCACAAGGACAAGATTAAAATGGTTATTGGTGGATATAATGATTCAGATGAAAATTCTAAAATGATATGGGATAGAATGGTGAATTCATATACATTCAATAAGTCATTACCTTATATGAAACTTTCTTATCTAATGCCTAACAACTATATGCAACTTTATGAGTATGGTGATATTGGATTAGTGCCATTAGAAAAATCAGATTGGCATGGAAGCAAATCAAATTTAAAGTTATTAGAATTAGCAAGTAAAAAGATTCCTGCAATTGTTAGCAAAGTAGAACCATATTCATTAGATACAGATGCACCAGTATTATGGGTTGAAAGCCAAAAAGATTGGTTTAAGCACATTAATTTCTTTATAAATAATCCTGAACAAATAAAAATATATGGCGAAAAAATCTATCAATGGGCAGTTGAAAAATACAACATCAAAGATGTCAACGAAATCAGAAGAAAAGCATTTGCAGACCTTATCAATGCATAAGCATTTTTATGATTTTTTAATCAATACAAATAGTGTTGTTGGGTTAACACCTGAGATTAGAAATGAAATAGTCAATGCTTATAAAGTACATGATCCATATTTTCATTATAATGACAGATGCAATGCTTGTATTGCTGAAATGTTACACATAGTTTATAACTGGTATAAAACACAAATCAATGATTAATATACATCCAACATCAATTATTTATCCAAATGTAACTATTGAAGATAATGTCACAATAGGTCCCTATTGTATTATAGGTGCCAATCCTGAATGGAAAGGACATGAAGAAGATAATAAAGGAGTGATAATAAAATCAGGAACAATAATAACTGGATTTTGTTCCATTGATGGTGGTGGATTGCACCCAACCTATATTGGAAATGATTGTTACATAATGAAGCATTCTCACATTGGACATGATTGCATAATAGAAAATGGGGTTACCATATCTTGTGGTGCTAAAATTGGTGGTCATAGTATAATAGGTTCAAAGACAAATATAGGATTAAATGCAGTTATACATCAGAAATTAAATGTACCAAATAATTGTATGATAGGAATGGGTGCAGTAATTACAAAGACATTAAAGATGGAATCCTATTCTAAATATGTAGGGAATCCTGCTAAATATTTAAAACCAAATAAATGAGAATATTAGTTAACTGCCTAATTTATGGCAATAGACCATTAGATATTATTTATCAGAATCTTGCAAATGCAGGTCATTCCTATATTGCTAATTTTATCAACCAAGAAGGTATTGTCTATGCATTGAACAAAGGTTTAGAAAACTATGATATGTATGATGCAGTAGCATTTTTATCAAATGACATAATAGAATCAAAAGATTGGTTGCATAAAAAAGCATTGGCATTATTACAATATCCTAATGCAGGTATAGTTGCATCACATTTATCTGATGATAATCCACCATTGATGAATGATTTTATAATCAGCAACTGGTTAATTAAAAAAACAACCATTGATAAAATAGGAAGGTTTAATGAGCAATTTTATCCTTATGGTCAGATTGATTTGGAATATTGTCAAAGAACATGGTTAGCAGGATTATGTACATACTATGTAAGAAACTGCAAAGCAGAACATATTGGAAGCCATGCTGAAGGCAATGAGTATGGATTTGACAAAAAAGAAATAGTCAATCAAATGGAATCTATTTACAATGAAAACATTAAAGCATATAAATCAGGAACTAAATCAATTTATTTATGATACTAATTTCAGGACAAATAGAAGCACTTTCTACAAGAAAGGATAAAACCATCAAAATAATATTTGGAAGCCAAGAATTAAGCCCTAATGAGTTTACAGAACTATTTAAACTTAATCAAGCATTTTGTTATGTAGGAATCAAAGAAGAACCATTTATAAAAGATGAAGTTTCCTTATTAGATAACTTAAAGGCAGATTTAGACAATCTAAAGACACCATCACAAAGATTAAGAGGTATACTTTTCAGGAATTTTGAACAAGACAATAAAGGATATAAAGATTTCAATAGTTACTATATAGCAGAAATGGAATCAATATGCAATCATTTCAAATCTAAACTGGATGGAATTTAATGGAACATTTGAACAAAGGATAACTGATAATTTTGCTGAAGTTATATTTATTAATTTCTGCAATAATAATGGTTGGAAATATAAGAAGATGGGTTTTGATAATGAAGAACACATAAAAAACATTTGGAACTTTAATAAAACCCTTCAAAAATTACCTGATTTTGTTATAGAAAAGAATGAAAAAAATTATATAGTAGAAGTAAAAGGATATAAAAGATTTAAAAAAGATGATTTTGATATGATTGATAAATTAATAAATGCTTATGATTCAGTAAAAGCACCATTGATATATGCTTTCTGTTGGAATAAAAAAGTAATATTTAAAAAACCACAACAAGTAAAGGAACTATATCAAGAAGGAATTGAGGATAAATATCATGATGGTAAAGTTTTTAGATTGTTGGATATATGAAAAAGCACACAAAAATTTATTTTGAACATTATGGCTATGACATATCAGATTTTATTGCTTGTGAAATATGTGGTGCAAAAGCAGTTGATATTCATCATATAGATGCAAGAGGTATGGGTGGAAGTAATAAAGACAACATCAATAACCTAATGGCACTATGTAGGGAATGCCATATTTATTATGGGGATAAAAAAGAATTTAAAGATTATTTAAAAAATATAAAAAAGCATCGTTAATACATCGTTTATGGCAAAACAAGTACCTGCAAGAAATGGTGGAACATTGACAAGACCTGATAAGGGTGAAACAATGAATCCATTTGGTAGACCAAGAAAGTTAGTATCAACATTAACTGGCATTGGTTACACATCTTCACAAATCAATGATACTATATTGAATATCATTGCATTAACTTTAGATGAAATAAAGCAAATAGATGTTAATCCTACTTGTACTGCATTAGAAAGAACAGTTGCAAAAGCAATATTGAATGGTGCTAAGAAAGGTAGTTTATATAATCTTGAAACAATTATTACAAGAGCAATGGGCAAACCAAGAGAAACACAACAAGTTGAAAATACTGGTAGAGTTGAAGTAGTATTTGTTGAAGGCAAAACCATATTATAATACACATTTACCTATGATTTTGTGTAAAATAAACCACATTAACAAAGGAATCATATTATAATGTATGATTTAACCAACATGAGAATAGAACTATCAAAGCCACATATTAACCAAAAAGCAATCATTGATTCAGATGCAAGATTCAGGGTTGTTGCTTGTGGCAGAAGATTTGGCAAATCAGAACTTAGCCAGGTTGAGATAATAAAGGAAGCATTAAAAGGAAACAATGTTGCTTACATTACCCCTACATATTTATTATCCAAGACCTTCTTTGAAAAACTAATTAAGGTCGTACCCTTTGAAAACAACAAATCTGATCTAATAATTAATTTTCCTAACAATGGCAAGATTCAATTCTTTACTGGTGAGAGATTAGACAATCTAAGAAGTTTAAAATTTCACTTTATTGTTGTTGATGAAGCATCATTTATTCCCAATCTTGAAGATGGTTGGCTAAATTCAATAAGACCTACATTAACAGATTACAAAGGGAAAGCATTATTCTTATCTACATTTAAAGGCAAGAACTATTTCTATTCCTTATATATGAAAGGATTGGGCAATGAAGAAGGTTGGAAATCATTCAAGTTTACAACTTATGACAATCCATATATTGATAAAAATGAAATAGATGATGCAAGGACACAATTGCCATCAGTAGTATTTGAGCAGGAATACATGGCTAATCCAATGGAGAATTCAGCAAATCCATTTGGTAATAAATTTATTACTGCTTGTACAAAGCCATTGTCAACAGAACAAGTTGCTTTTTATGGTATAGATTTAGCCAAATCATTTGACTATACTGTTATAATAGGATTAACAATTAATGGTGATGTATGCCATTTTGATAGGTTTCAGAAGGATTGGAAGCAGACAAAGGAAACAATACTAACGATTGACAGAAGTAAGCCAGTGTTGATTGATTCAACAGGTGTAGGTGATGCTATTACTGAAGATTTGCAGAAGCATTTTAACAAAATGGATGGGTTTAAATATACATCTTCAAGTAAGCAACAACTAATGGAACTACTTGCATCAACAATTCACAAAGGTGAGGTTGGGTTTCCTGATGGATTGATAAAAGAAGAACTTGAAATATTTGAATATCAATATACATCAACTGGAGTTAGGTATAATGCACCACAAGGATTCCATGATGATTGTGTTAATGCTTTAGCATTGGCAGTTAAGTGCAGGACAGAAAACAAGTATGTGGGTATATATAGGTATATTTAAAAATCCCAATGTGGAAACATCAGGATTAAACAAATTAAAACACATCTAACCAAATACTGGCTAATGTAAATTTAAATAAAACAAACCACAAAAAAAAACATTTATTAGTATGAGGATGACTATTAAGAAGTTTCAAGAATTGTATAAGATTTCATTAATGGATATTGATGAACTTGAAAAGAGCAGTTTATTGGTACAATCTTTTACTGGATTATCTATTGACAAAATCAATAAGATGAACATTAAGAGATTTAATAAATTGTGTGAGATTGTTAATAAGCAATTTGAAGTATTAAATAAAAATATGCAGAATGACAAGCCAAAGAATATGGTATATGTCAATGGATGCTTTTATAAAATAAACTATGATTTAAGAAAGAAGCCAAACAATTCAGGCACCTATGTAGAACTTGCAACATTTTCTGAAGATATAGTAGGGAATCTGCACAAGATTATGGCATCAATGGTTACACCTTTAAAGTTAACATGGAAAGGATTAAAAGAAAAGGATCATGAAAGAGTTGCTGAAGATATGCTTGAACTTGATTTCAATGTAGCATATCATTGTTGTGTTTTTTTTTGGGCAGTTTTCACCAGGTCAATAGTGGATTCAAAAGATTATTTGATGACACAAACGACTCAGAAGGAGTTACTGGAAACAGAACTTATGAATTTCAAAAATCATTTGGATGGATTTACAACTGTAAAATGGTTGCAGAATTTGAAGGTTTAAGTATGAATGAAACATGGGAATTACCTGTCATTCAGTTTTTAAATGATTTGACATATATTAAGATTAAGAGTGAAATGGAATCAGAGCAGGAAAAGAAGTTATTGGTTAAATATAAAAGATAATGGCATTAAGTATTACACAATCACAAGTTGCTAATTTAGATTGGGCATCAAATCAAACTGGTTCTGCTAATTATAATCCATTAGATATTATCAATAGTGTATTAGAACAATATGGCTTGATTGCAATATCTAATATTCAAAGGAATATAAAAGATAGACAAGTTGTTAATAGTGGGCAAATGTCAAGTACAATGTATCAAAAACTTGACATTGAGAATGGAATGCAGAGTTTGAAAATATACATCAAAGATTATTATAGGTTTGTTGACAAGGGTGTCAAGGGTGTTAAATCAACAAAGAATGCACCTAAATCACCATATCAATATAGAAGTTTGACAAGTATGTCAAAAGAAGGTAGGGCATCTATTCAATCTTTAATTACAAGTGGTAAAGCAAAAGTTAGGGTTATTAGTCAGGCATCAAGTAAAACAGAAAAAAGAGGGTTGCAATTCAAAGGAACAAAGAAATCATTGTTAGATAAACAAACAGACCAATTAATCTATAATATAAAAAAGTATGGTATTAAAACAACTAACTTTTTTAAAGATGGGTTTGAAGAAACATTTAAAGATTTGCAAAAGGATTTAGGTGCAGCATTAAAAAAAGATATAAGTATAAATTTAATAAAATGAGTATAGATAATTTATTCATGCCTGATTCAGGTGTAAAGCCATCTGTTCAAGATGATTTATGGACAATAGCAGAAAGTAGCAATCATGCAGTTACAGATATGAAGTTTGTATTTGATGTTTATGTAAATAATGATTTAGTGATTAGAAGCAAAACTTATCCTAATCCTGAAACTGGTTATGGTTATTTCAATGCAAGTCAGGTTGTTAGAAATTATATGACATTAGATTATTTAGCAAGTGGTTATTCCCTTGTTAATTCATATCCATCAACAAGTGGTGGAATTTCAATTGACTATACTTTAAGTGTTGGTGAGGATGTTAGTGGGGTTACATCATTAAATCAAATGTCAGGCACTACAACTGCATACAATTGGACACCAAGCATATTTAAAAGGCAACAAGATGGTGAAGGGATTTATCAAAAGAATAATAAATTTGTAACTAATAGAACAAGGGCAAAGGCAGGATTAACAGATAAATTTTTATTTATTCCTTTGCATACTACACAAGAAACTATTAGTATTAATGTTTACACTTATGGTGAAAATAATTCTCAAATAGCAACATCAGGAACTACAGTTGCATTAACAAATCCTTATGTTCAATTAAATATAAGTCCAATTGCAATTAATGGTCAATGGGCAAATTTAATAACAAGTAATGTAAAATATTATAAGGTATTAATTAGATCAGGTTCAAATCCATATCCAGGTATATGTGAAATATTTGTAGATATGGTTTGCAATCAAAAATTTGAATCTTCACAAATACATTTCATAAATCAGTATGGAATGTATGATACTGCAAAATTTGATTTAGTTAAAAGATTATCATTAAATATAGAAAAGAAAACTTTTCAAAAAAATGAATATACTTTTCCAACAGGTTCAGGTGAACCAGTAAACTATTATAATGGTTTTAAATACAATGAATCAAAAGTTAATTATGGCAGTAAGATTGATTATAGTTACAAATTAACCATGAATTATCCAAGTGATGCTGATTATATATGGTTGTCTGAATTAATTACAAGTCCATTAATATATTTTGAAAAGGATGGTTATTGGTACCCAGTAACAATAAAAGAAACAAACTATGAATATAGTGAGCATATATTCAATGGATTAAAAGTATTAGAAGTCAATATTGATTTAAACCAACAAAGATTTGGATTCAGAAGATGATAAGAATATTTATAGAAAATAAGGAGTTAGATGTATTGCAAGATTTTAGCCATCAAATAACATATAGTATTGATGACATTGCAAACATTGATACAAAAACAACTGCATTTAGTAAGACCATTGTGTTACCTGGTACTGCTAACAATAATCAGTTGTTAGGTAATATCTTTGAATTTAGCAATTCAAATTTTACTATTGATGGCAATCCTAATGTGGGTTATAATTTCAATGCAAGTAAATCTGCAAAAGTAAGAGTTGAAAGCAATGGATTGCAGATAATGAAGGGAGTTTTAAGATTATTGGAAATAGTTATTGATGGAAACAATATAGAATATGAAGTAGGTTTATTTGGTGAATTAGGTGGGTTTGTTTCAGCAATGGGAACTAAGAGATTAGAAGATTTAGATTTTAGCATTTATGACCATGTTTATAATAAAGATTGGTGGGAAGCAAGTTGGCAACAAGGGAAGAATTGGCACATGAATAATATTAGTGTAAGTGCAACTAAATTAAGATTTGAATATAAGATATTCTTTGATTTACAAGAAAATGATATAATTACAATTACAAATAGTGCAAATGGTAACAATGGAACTTATATAGTTGACCATCTTGTTAATACATCAGGATATGTAGATGTTTATATAAAAAGTAATTTTGTCAATTATGGTTATGATGAATTTGATTTACAATTATCAAGAAATATTACAAGTGGTTTTTATTATCCATTAATTGATTATGGAAAGGTTTCAGGAAATAAGCATGACTATTATTATACTGCATTAAGACCTGCATTATTTGTTAGGGATTATATAACAAAGATTATTGCATCTTCAGGATATACATTTGAATCTGAATTTATAGATACAGATTTCTTCAGAAGATTGGTTATTCCAAATAATGACAAAGATTTTATAAGAAGGTCAAATGATAAATATTTAGATATAATAAAAGTTGGGAATACAACTTATACATTTCTTGCAACAGTTGGAGAGAAACGAAACATTATATTCCAAAACAATATTTTAAATGATTTCACTTATGCAAGTGGAGTTTATACATATACAAATGGTAATACAAGGTCAATAAATATAACTGGTAAGATATATTATAATGGTTCAGCAATGAATGAGAATATATATTTTAGAGTTTTTAAAAGTAATTTAAATATATATTCAGAAACATTAACAAGGTCAACATCTTCATTTGAATTTTCAATTATTACTGATATAAGTTATTATGAAACATTAACATTCTCATTAGTATGTGGTGGAACTAATGGTGGATTTAGTATAATGCAAATATTATCTAATTCAACTGTTATAACAAAATCAAATCCTGAAGGAAGTATACTTTTAGGATATAATGATAATGTCATAATGAATGATATTTTGCCATCAAACATATTTCAAAAGGATTTCTTTATATCTATTATGAAGATGTTCAATTTAATGGTTGTTGAAGATAAATTTACATCAAAGCATTTAAAGATTATACCATATACTTTATTCTATGATTTAGATAATGCTTCATATTTGGATTGGACAAGCAAAGTTGATAGAAGTGAACCAATAAGAATTAAACCAATGTCTGAAGTCAATTCAAGATATTATGAATTGAAGTATAAAAGTGATAGTGATTATTATAATGATAAGTATAAGAAAAGATTCAATCAAGGTTATGGTGATGTAAAGTTTGACAATAATTTAGAGTTTGTTAAAGACACTCAAACAAGTGAAGTGATATTTGGTGCAACACCATTAGTTGGATATCAAGATGAAGATAAAGTTGTTTCAACAATATTCAAATGGGATGGAACTTATGACAATGCAGGTGACCAACAAAATGAAGATAATGTTTCATCAGTATTAAGGATTATGCAGATTAAAAATGTTACTGGTGTTACAAGTTGGAATGTTAATACAACTGGTTCTACACTTGCATCATATACTACATATCCTTATGCAGGTCATTTTGATGATCCTGATGCACCTAATTCAGACATAAATTTTGGTGCTTTAAATGAATTGTATTTTGCTTTAACAAATGGTGCATTAGGTAACAATCTATTTAATGCTTTCTATTCACCATATTTAGCAGAGATTACAGATAAAGATTCAAGATTAGTTACTTGCAAAATGAAGTTTACTGAAACTGATATATTCAATCTTGATTTCAGTAAGTTTATATGGATTGACCAAGTGCTTTATAGATTGAATAAAATATATGATTATACACCAAATGAGTTATGCAAGGTTGATTTGTTAAGGGTTATTTACACAACTTATGATGATATAGGATTTCAGGAAGTGCCTGCATCTGTTCAGATAGGCACACAAAGATGGACAAGTGAGAATTTAAGACAAACAACTTTCTTAAATGGTGATAGTATAAGATTAGTTACTACACAAGCAGAATGGGATAGTGCAATTGATAATTTAGAACCTGCTTATGCGTTTAGAAATTTTGATGCTAATAATTATAATGATGGTTTATTCTATAATCCATTTGCTTTGAAAGATGAAAGAGGATTAGGATATTATGGATGGCGAATGCCAACAGTTGCTGATGCAAATATTTTAAATGATTTTATCAATGCTGCATATCCAAGTGAAAAAGCATGGACATTAAAATCAACAACATCATGGACAACTGCAAATGGTACTGATAGATATGGATTCAATGCAAAAGCATTAGGTGAATATAATGGAACTAATTATGGTGTTTATACCTTTATTGCTTTAAGTGATAATAGTTTTGAAAGTGATTATATTTATTTAGATAGTGATAAAAATAATTTTATTCAATCAGGTTATTTAGATCAGAAGAATGTTAGATTAATAAAAATATAAAAATATATGGCAGATTTTATAATAGGTGGTCAGGTTAATATTGATGGTGGCAATGCTGAAAAGAGTGTTGGTAGTATAAAGCAACAACTAAGAGATGCACAAAAAGAACTTATTGCAATGAGTGATAAGTTTGGTGCAACATCAAAAGAAGCAGTTATAGCAGCAAAGAAGGTTGCAGAATTTAAAGATAAGATTGGTGATGCTAAAACATTAAGTGATGCATTTAATCCAGATGCAAAATTTAAAGGGTTTGCTAATGCATTGCAAGGTGTTGCAGGTGGATTTGCTGCATTACAAGGCGCACAAGCATTGTTTGGTAGTGAATCAAAAGACCTTGAAAAAACACTTGTAAAAGTGCAAGGTGCAATGGCATTAAGTCAGGGATTGAATAGTGTATTAGAAAGCAAGGATGCATTTAAAGCATTAGGTGCACAAGGAGTACAAGCATTTAATGCAATTAAAGTAGCAATTGGTAGCACTGGAATAGGGTTGCTTCTTGTTGCTTTAGGTGCAGTTGCAGTTTATTGGGATGATATTAAAGGTGCAGTTAGTGGGGTAAGTGCTGAACAAACCAAATTATTAGAAACACAAAAGAAATCTGTTATTGCTTCTGAAAAAAGTTTAGATGCTATTACCAAATCTGAAAACATTTTAAAATTAAATGGTAAGAGTGAAAAGGAAATTTTGAACATGAAGATTGCTGCTACAAATCAAACAATCACACAACTTGAAGCACAATTAAGCACTCAAAAAGCAATGCGTCAATCACAGATTGATGTTGCTAAAAGAAATAAAGATATTTTAGTTGGCATTCTTGAATTTACAACTGCACCAATAGCATTACTTTTAAAAGCAATTGATGAAGTTGGAAAAGTATTAGGTAAAGATTTTGGATTGGAAGAATCATTATATGGTGGCATTGCAAAATTAGTATTTAATCCTGAAGAAGTTGCAACAGAAGCAGACAAAACTATTAATGAAACTGAAAATAAATTAACAGAATTAAAAAACTCACAAGCAGGTTATCAGTTACAAATAAAAGAAATAAATACAAAAGCAGCAAATGATACTAAACAAGCAGCTACACAAACTGCTGCTGATGCTGATAAAATAAAAAAAGAAGAAGAAGCAAAAGAAAAAGCAAGATTAGAAAATTTAGCAGCACAGAATAAACATACAGATGAATTAATAGAACAGAATAGATTATCTGCAATTAAAGATGGATTCACTAAAAAACAACTGGAACTTGCAGGACAAGAACAAAAAGAAATAGATGCTGAAATAGATAAATTAAATAACAAACTAATTACTCAAGAACAATATGAAATAAACAAAAAAAATATTGCAGAAAGATATGCTAATCTTCAAACTGAATTAATAAAAACTGAAGAACAAAGAAGAGCAGATGAAGCAAAGAAAGCAGATGAAGAAAAAACTGCTAATGAAAAAAAGAATGCAGAAGAAAGATTAGCAGCAAAAAAAGCAGAAATTGATGCAAAAATTCAATTAGAGAATTCATATCTTGATGCAGTTTCAGGTGGCATTAGCATAATAAAAATGTTTTCTGAAAAAAATAAAGGATTGCAAAAAGCAGCATTAATAGCAGAAAATGCAATAGGTATTGCAAAGGTTGTTATAGCAGCAAATCAATCTGTTTTAGAAACAAGAGCAAAAGCAAATGCTATACCTGCTTTTATTGGACCAGGTGTGCCAAATCCTGCTTTTTTTGCTGCACAAGCATTAGCAGCTAAAAACATTTTATCAACTAAAATAAATGCAGGAATAAGCATTGCAACAATGATTGCTGCAACTGCAAAAGGTTTAGCAGGAATTGGTGCAGGTGGTGGTGGTGGAACTGGTGGTAATGTTGGTGGTGGTGGTGGTGGTGGTGATAATGGTGGTACAAAAGCACCCATTCAGGCACAATTGCAAACAACTACTTTAAATCAATCACAGATTCAACAAATGGGCAATGCAGCAGTAAGAAGTTTTGTTGTTGAAAGTGATGTTAGTGGAAATCAAGAAAGAATAAGAAGATTAAATAGAGCAGCAAGAATTAATTAAAAATAAAAATTATGAAATTACCAATTTATGAATTAAAGATTAATGATGCAATGACTGATGAAGCAGAAGTGAATTATGTTGCATTAGTGGATGCACCTGCAATCAAGAAAGATTTTATTGCATTCAAAGAAGAATTTATTGAACCATCTAAAGGTGAGCATGAAACTGATTTTATTCCAAGATGTATTTCCTATGTAGTGAATGAAGGTAAAGATACAGAACAAGCAACTGCTATTTGCTATTCAATATGGGAACAACATTTTGCAGAAGATAGTTATAATGATTATCCTAAAAAAGCAAGTGAGAATGCTCAGGCAGCATTAAATTATGCAGAAAAATATGGTTGGGGTGATTGTGGTACACCAGTAGGAAAAATCAGAGCAAATCAACTTGCTAAAGGTGAAAAAATTAGTAGAGATACAATTGCAAGAATGTCAGCATTTGAAAGACACAGACAAAATTCAGATAAGCCATTAGGTGATGGTTGTGGAAGATTAATGTGGTTAGCATGGGGTGGTGATGAAGGCATTGCATGGGCATCAAAAAAACTTGAGCAAATAGATAAGTTTGCAGGTACTAAAATTAGTATTGATTATGATGACACACTTTCAACAGATCGTGGTAAAGAACTTGCTAAAAGATTAATTGCAAATGGTGATGTAGTTTATATCATTAGTGCAAGACAAGATAAAGAAGGAATGTTATCAGTAGCAAAAGATTTGGGCATTCCTGAAAGTAGAGTTTATGCAACTGGAAGCAATAAAGCAAAAATTGAAAAGATTAAAAGTTTAGATATTACAAAGCATTATGATAATAATGCAGATGTGGTTAAAGAATTAGGTTCTAAAGGTGAAAAGTTTAAGATGGGATTTGCTATAACAAATGAAGATGAACATATCATTTCAGGATGTTTAATGGAAGCAGATTTGCCAATATATAGAAACAATGAAAAGTTTGGTGAGCATTATGTTGTTTTTTCTGCTGATACTATAAAACAAATTGCTATCAAATTTGCAAAGAAGCATTATCAAAGTAATGTTAATCTAATGCATGATGCAAATAAAGTTGTAGATGGTTGCACAATGTTTGAATCATTTATAGTTGATAAGAGCAGAGGTATTATGCCAATGCAAGGGTTTGAAGGAATTGCTGATGGTTCATGGTTTGGTTCTTTTTATGTTGAGAATCCTAAAGTTTGGGAACAAATAAAGAGTGGTGAGTTGAAAGGATTTAGTGTTGAGGGAATGTTTGACTATGAAATACCATTAGATTCAGACCAACAGAAATTAAAAGAAATAGAACTTTTACTTAATTCATTAAGTTAAAAGGGAACGATATTCACAATTAAACATTTATTAGTATGGAAGCAAAAGAAATAATTGAAAAATTAAAAATCACATTCCAAGAATTAGTTGGAAATCCAGTTGCACCAATGGCACCTGAAACTGCACCTGAAATGATTATGCCTACAAAAGCAAAATTAGTTGATGGTACTGAAGTTGAAATTTCAGAATTAGGAGTTGGTGGAATAGTAACAATTCAAGGTGTACCTGCACCAGTAGGTGAACATCAATTAGAAGATGGAACTATTATTGTAGTAGGTGATAATGGTGCTATAACAGAAATCAAACCATCTGCACCAATGGTTGAAGATATGAAGAAGATGAAAATGGAAGAAGTTTTTAATTCTTTCCAATCATCAACTAATGAAAAGTTTACATCTTATGAAGCAAAGTTTGCATCTTATGAAACAAGATTTGCTGATTATGAAAGTAAATTAAACAAAGCAACACAAGTTATTGAAGGGTTAATAAACCTAACAAAAACTTTAGCTGAAACACCAACAGGAACACCTGATGTTGCAGTAAAAACTGAATCAAATTTTAAAGCAAATAGTAAGATTTCTTACGATATACTTTTTTCATAATAAAATAAAAATAATAAAATGTCATTAAATTTAACAGGATTAACTGCATATACTAAGCAACTTGTAAAACCTTTATTAACAAGTGCAGTATTTGATGCAAAGACACAACAATTGATTAAAGACAATGGTATAGTAATACCAGGTGTTAAATCAGCAGCACAGATTCCTTTAATGGATACTGATGCAAATTTCCAAACTGATGCTTGTGGTTGGAATGCAAGTGGAACAACAAGTTTCACACAATCAACAATTACAGTAGGAAAAATAAAAATTGAAGAAGCAATTTGTGTTAAAGATTTAGAAGCATACTTTACACAAGAAGCATTAAAAGCAGGTTCTACTTATACTGAATTTCAGAATGCAGATTTCCAAGCAGCATATCTTGACAAGAAAAACAAGAGAATTGCAGCACAATTAGAAACAGCAATTTGGCAAGGTGATACAACTGGAAGTGGTGGTATGAACTTAAACAAGTTTGATGGTTTCCAAAAATTAGTTTCTTCAGCAGCAGTTAATGCAAATGTTAGTGGTTACAATGGAACAACTGGTGCAATCACAACTATTACTGCATCAAATGTTGTAGCAGCAACTGAAGGTATTTACAAAGCAATTCCTGTAGCAGTACTTGCTAAGGGTGATGTTAAAATCTTTGTTGGTAATGATTGGTACAGATTGTTGATTCTTGCTTACAGAGCATTGAATTTATTTGCTTACAATCCACAAGATGTAAATGCAGCAAGTTTTATTTTACCAGGTACAAATGTTGAAATAGTTTCTACAAATGGTTTAAATGGAACTGGTGATGCTTATGCAGCAAGTTTATCTAACATGGCTATTGCAGTTGATTTGGTAGATGAAGACCAGTCATATACCATGTTTTATAGCCAGGATTTTAACGAAATTAGGTATCGTGTTGCTCTAAAATTAGGGGTTGGGACAGGTTTTGCTTCAGAGTGGGTTAAGTTTGTAGCAGCAATCTAATAATAAACAATAATTAAATAATCAAAGGGTGGTGCAATAAACACCACCTTTTTAATACTTATAATATGGCATGTGTAATTTCTTCAGGATATACAATCAGTTGTAGAGAATCAATTGGTGGTATTCAAGCAATATGGGTTATTGAAAATTCAAACTTGTATGATGCAAGTGGTAATTCAAGAGTAACAGAAGTTAGTGGAACTGTTACTGCTATGACAAAAGCAAGTGGTAAAAGATTCTATAAAATAGAAGTGCCAAGAGCAACTGCATCTTCTTCAAATGCTTTAACTGCATCACAAGAAAATGGAACTATCTATTATACACATCAGGTTCAATTTCCAATGAACTTAAGAGATGCAACAACAAGAAATCTTGTTAATACATTAGCAAAGAATAGAGTAACTGTTGTTACTTTAGAAGGTGATGGAGTTTACAGAATGTTTGGTAAAGATTTTGGTTTAATGGTTGATACTGCAGAATCAGGAAGTGGAACTGCATTAGGTGATAGAAATGGTTATATGTTAACTATGACATCAATGGAATCAAATGATTTCCTTGTAGTTTCTTCATCAGTTGCAGCAAATTTAGAAGTAGCAGGATAGTAATTAGTAAATAATAAATGAGAAGCACCTGCCTATTGAGTAGGTGCTTTTTTTGATTATATATGATAAATTTAACCAAAGGAAATACTGAAACAATTATTGTTACACCATTAGAAAATAGTGCGATAAATTATTCAATATTTTATTTTAAATTTACATCAAGAATAACACAAGATGAAGTTGAAGTTTGGTTAACTAATACAAGCACAACAGATAGATATCAGCAATTTTCATTAGTAGTTAATAGCAAGTTTTTAAATGAGGTTGAAGGGTTTTATACTTATGAAATTTATGGTGCAAATAATGGTTCAACATTTGTTAATACTTTATTAGAAACTGGATATATGCATTTGCATCCAACAACTAACTTTGAACCTACAACATATAATGACCAAATAAACACTTTTAAAGTTTACAATGGACAATAATTACAAGCATATAGTATTGCAGTTTGACCAAGCAGAACAACCAATTTTCAAAGAGAAGAAGAAAGATGGTTATGTTGAGTTTGGAAAGGATAACAATTATCCAACTTATTTACTCTCACTTTATAACGAATCACCAAAACATGGTGCCATTATAAAATCAAAGTGTAATTATATTTATGGTAAGGGTTTTGAGGTACCAGGTAATGCAAACAGCAAAGGTGAAACATGGAATCAGATTGTAAAAAGATGCATTAAAGATGATGAACTTTATAGAGGTTATTATTTACAAGTTATTTGGAACAGAGCAAAGCAAATAAGTGAGGTTTATCATATAGAGTTTGCAAAGGTTAGGGTAAGTAAGGATATGCAAGAATTCTATGTTAAAAATGATTGGACAGATTTTAGAGAGAAAGCAAGATGTTACCAAGCATTCAATTTAAATAATCCTGTTGGAAGTCAAATATTCTATTACAAAGAATATAATCCATCTTCAGAAATCTATCCTTTGCCATCATATTTTCAAGGATTAAATTATATTGAATCAGATATAAAGGTTTCAAGACATTTATTAGGTTTAGCAAATCAAAGTTTTACAGGTACTACTTTAATTAATTTAAACAATGGTAATCCTTTAAATGAAGAACATAAAGGACAAGTTGAAAGAGATTTATTAAATAAATTTACAGGTGATTCAGGTAAGCGAGTTGTTATTATGTTTAATAATAGCAAAGATAATGCTGCTGAAATATTGCCATTAGGAACATCAACATTAACCAAAGAAGATTTTAATAATGTAAACAATCTTATTAGCCAAGAAATAATGATTTGTCATCAGGTTGTATCACCTTCATTAATGGGTGTTAAAACTGAAGGTCAATTAGGTGGAAGGGGTGAAATAAGGGAAGCATACGAGATTTTTAAGAATGTTTATTGTGAAGAAAGAATTAATGAGATTGAAAGCATATTTACAAAGTTTAGAAATCTTAAGGGCGAACCAGGTGAATTTAAACTGATTCCTATTGAACCATTGAAGTTTGAATTTAGCGAAAATATTATTGCACAGAATTTAACACAAAATGAGATCAGGCAATTAATGGGTAAAGAACCTTTACAATCAGGTCAAGTTACAAGTGATGGAGTTGTAGCAGTACAAAATGAAGTACCTGCTAAAATGGAAACAAATGATGCTATAAAGAATTTATCAGGTAGGCAATATCAAAATGTAATGAGGATTGTAAGACAATTTTCAACTGGCAAGATAAACAAGCAACAAGCATCATTGATGTTAAAAAATGGGTTTGGTTTTACTGATGCAGATATAAATACTTTTTTAGGAATAGATGACAATCCATTAACTGAAAATGAGATTCAGCAATTTTCAATGGATGAAGAAGAAAGGTTGATAAATGAGTTTGCAAATTGTGGTGAAGATTCAAGCAAGTATGAGATCAAAGAAAGGATTAGGTTAGCAGATAGTTTTGCAGATGTGAATGAAGATGAAGCAAAAGTGATTAAACTTTTAACTGATAATAAGAATCTTACAAATGAAGAAATTGCAAAGCAATTAGATTGGAAGGTTGACAAGGTTAATAATATCATTTCAGGGTTAATAGATGCCAATATTTTGGCAACAAAATTAGTTAAGGTAGGTAATGATACAATTATAGAAACAAAGGTTTTAAAGCCATTGAGTGAGTTAGGAA